TTTTCAAGATCCCTTGATTGTAAAAATGTATCATCCAGAAGAGCCAACTGTTTTAAATGAAGATGGTTCATCAAGACAGTATGAATCAAAAATTAGTGTTCAATTTTATCCTTGGATTCCTCTTTCAGAAGAATCAAGAATACCTTGTTCAGCCGATTGGGTAGTGACAATTGTTGAACCAGTAAAAAATGTAAAAAAACTTTATCGAGAGAGCTTAAATGGAAGAAACCAAGGTAATCAAAGTCCTGTTATTGTCCAGTCAGGAGATAGTAGTATCTGAGATTGAGGAAATCGCTGCAGAGTTTGGAGACCCAAATTGTAAGTTAACAAAACCTTACAAAATTGAAGGTGGTGCTTTACATAAGTGGATGCAAGACTATACTGAACAAAACGAGGTGATGATTAACTCTGATAAGATTGTAACTCTTGTCACTCCTAGCCCTATGATTTTTGAACAGTATTCTAAAGCGACTTCGTGAAATTTTACACCAATATACAACTCATAGGTAATCAGTTTTTGATTCGTGGATATGAGAATGGAAAGCACATCACACATCGAGAAGAATGGAAACCAACTTTGTTTGTTCCATCTAAGAGAAAAACAAAATACAAAACTTTAGAAGGTGATTCTGTTGAACCGATTCAACCTGGCTTTGTAAGAGATTGTCGTGAGTTCTACAAGAAATATGATGAGGTCGAAAACTTTAAAATATATGGCAATGACAGATACGTTTATCAATATATTTCAGAAAAATATCCAGAAGATCATATACAGTTTGATATTAAAAAGATTCGACTTGTAACGATTGACATTGAGGTTGCTGCAGAAAGTGGTTTCCCTGATGTAGAGAATGTTGCAGAAGAAATGTTGTTGATTAGTTTACAAGACTATGCAACTAAGAAGGTTACAACTTTTGGTTCAAGACCTTTTGTAAACAAAGACCCAAATGTAAATTATATTTTATGTGATGATGAAGTTCATCTTCTTAGATCATTCTTAGCATACTGGAGAAAGAATCTACCAGAAGTAATCACTGGTTGGAACTCACAGATGTATGACATACCATATCTTGCTGGTCGTATCAATCGTATTCTTGGTGAGAAGTCCATGAAAGACTTATCGCCTTGGGGTCTTGTATCTCAGGATGAAGTTTATATTAGTGGTCGTAAAAATATTACATATGATATTGGTGGAGTCACTCAACTTGATTATCTTGATTTGTATAAAAGATTCACATACACAAACCAAGAGTCATATCGATTAGACTACATTGCTAACTATGAGTTGGGTGAGAAGAAACTTGATCATGATGAGTATGATACTTTCCGTGAGTTCTATACAAAAGATTGGGATAAATTTGTTCGATACAATATCAAGGACGTTCAACTTGTTGACCGCATGGAAGATAAGTTAAAATTGATTGAACTTGCAATTACAATGGCGTTTGATGCCAAAGTAAACTTCATCGACATTCACTATCAAGTAAGAATGTGGGATACTATCATTTACAATTATCTTAAGAAACAGAACATTGTCATACCACCAAAGAAAAGAACATCTAAGTCACAAAAATACGCAGGGGCGTATGTCAAGGAACCGAAGCCAGGAAAGTATGATTGGGTGGTTTCGTTTGACCTTAATAGTCTGTATCCTCATCTTATTATGCAATATAATATTTCCCCTGAGACGCTCAAAGATGAACGACATCCAACAGCTACAGTTGATCGAATCCTTCAAGAAGAAATAGACTTTCAACTTTATAAAGATAGTGCGGTGTGTGCCAATGGTGCAATGTATCGCACTGACATCCGTGGTTTCTTACCAGAGATTATGGAGAAGATATACACAGAAAGAACTGTGTATAAGAAAAAGATGCTTGCTGCAAAACAAAAGTATGAGGATACCAAAGACCCTAAACTCGTCAAAGATATCGCAACATTTAATAATATTCAGATGGCTCGTAAGATTCAACTGAACTCTGCCTATGGTGCGATTGGTAATGAATACTTTCGTTATTACAAACTTGAAAACGCAGAAGCGATTACTTTGTCTGGTCAAGTTTCAATCCGTTGGATTGAAGATCGGATGAATAATTATCTAAACAAAATACTCAAAACAAAGGATGAAGATTATGTTATTGCTGTTGATACCGATTCTATCTATTTGCATCTGGGCCCTCTGGTCGAGGTTATATACAAAGAACGAGAGAAGACTACTGAGGGTGTTGTTGGGTTCCTTAACAAGATCTGTGAGATGGAATTTGAAAAGTATATTTCGAGTTCTTACGAAGCGTTGGCCAACTACGTCAACGCTTACGAGCAGAAGATGTTCATGAAACGTGAGAACATTGCTGATCGTGGAATCTGGACTGCAAAGAAAAGATATATCTTGAATGTCTGGGATAGTGAAGGTGTTCGATATGCAGAACCTAAACTCAAGATGATGGGTATCGAAGCAGTTAAGTCTTCAACGCCTGCACCTTGTCGCACCATGATTAAGGATGTTCTTAAATTAATCATGACAAAAACTGAAGATGATGTCATCGACTTCATCGAAAAGTGTAGAACAAACTTTAGATCATTACCACCAGAGGAGATATCATTTCCAAGAACGGTGACTAATGTGAAAAAGTATAAGAGTGTCAATGCGATCTATGAAAAGGGAACACCGATTCATGCTCGTGGCGCCCTTCTCTTCAATCATTATGTAAAGAAGAATAAACTCACACAAAAATATTCTTTGATTAATAATGGTGAGAAGATTAAATTTTGTTATCTTAAAAGACCAAATCCAATCCAAGAGAATGTAATATCATTCATTCAACAATTCCCAGAGGAACTTAACCTTGACAAATACATAGATTATGATCTACAATTTGAGAAGTCGTTCCTTGAACCTCTCAAAATTATTCTTGACTCTATTGGATGGAGTGCTGAGAGAACTGTAAACCTTGAATCATTTTTCGTATAATGGATTTTTTAAAAGAAATAGTAAAAGAGATAGGAGATGAATATACGCAGATTGCGTCAGATATTGATGAGACTGAAAGATTCATTGATACAGGATCCTACATTTTTAATGGACTCATTAGTGGGTCTATTCTGGGCGGGGTTAGCAGCAATCGTATTACTGCCATTGCTGGTGAGTCGTCTACTGGTAAAACTTATTTTTCGCTTGCTGTTGTCAAGAACTTTTTGGACACTAACCCTGATGGGTATTGTCTCTATTTTGACACTGAAGCAGCCGTCAATAAAGGATTACTGGAGTCTCGTGGAATTGATACGACACGGTTGGTTGTTGTGAATGTCGTAACAATTGAAGAGTTCCGAAGTAAAGCACTTCGTGCAGTAGATATATACCTCAAGACAAATGAAGAAAATCGTAAACCCTGTATGTTTGTGTTAGATTCTCTTGGTATGTTGTCAACAGAGAAGGAGATAAAAGACGCATTAGATGATAAACAAGTTCGTGACATGACCAAATCACAACTTGTAAAGGGTGCATTCCGTATGCTTACACTCAAACTTGGTCAAGCACACATTCCACTTATAGTAACAAACCATACCTATGATGTCATCGGATCTTATGTCCCAACTAAAGAAATGGGAGGAGGCAGTGGCCTCAAGTATGCCGCGTCTACAATCATTTATCTCAGCAAAAAAAAGGAAAAGGATAAGACAGAGGTTGTTGGAAACATTATTAAAGCTAAGACAGCTAAGAGTAGACTCTCTAAAGAAAACAAACAAGTAGAGATAAGACTTTACTATGATGAGAGAGGTCTAGACAGATACTATGGTCTTCTTGAATTAGGAGAACTTGGTGGTATGTGGAAGAATGTTGCCGGTAGATATGAAATCGATGGTAAGAAAATATATGCAAAACAAATATATGCAGAACCAGAAAAATATTTTACACCAGAAGTATTAGATAAATTAGACGAAACTGCGCAGAGGGCATTTTTATATGGAGAGAATTGAAACTACGATTCTTCGGAATCTTGTTTACAATGAAGAATATGCTCGTAAAACAATTCCTTTTATACAATCTGACTTCTTTGAAGAGAGGAGTGAAAAGATTATATTTGAAGAGATTGTCTCGTTTATCACAAAGTATGATTCATGTGTAACTCTTGAAGCACTAAATATTGAGGTTGAAAATCGAACAGACTTAACAGCAGAAGAAGTTAAGAATATTAATGATATTAGTAAAGAATTAAATGACTCACCTGTAGATAATCAATGGTTACTGGATACCACTGAGAAGTGGTGTCGTGATCGTGCGATTTATCTTGCTTTGATGGAGTCAATCCATATTGCTGATGGTGATGATGATAAAAGAAATCG